AGCGATTATCTAACCTCGACTGGAAGTTCTTCTTTTTCTCATGGTGGAAGAATCCACTCTATGCAATTGACCCCGTAGAGCACCTACCGCAGCGACTGAGCGATTATTTCGCAGAGATTGAGGCAAAGCATGGCATATCGCTGAACGAGCGCCAGAAAGCTTGGTATTACGCCAAGGAGAAAACACTTGGCGATGACATGAAACGGGAATATCCAACAATTCCTGCCGAAGCATTCCAGCAGTCAGTTGAGGGCGCTTACTACGCTAAACAGTTCCGATCCCTTTATCAGAATAAGCGCATCGGTGAGTTACCGAATAATTCACACCTTCCAGTGATTACTATCTGGGATATTGGTGTAAGCGACTCAACGGCAATCTGGTTCGTTCGTATCGTTGGTGAGGAATACCACGTCATCGACTACTACGAAAACAGCGGTGAAGGTCTTCGCCATTACATGAAAGTGCTCAAGGATAAAGGTTACGAATATTCAGAGCACTGGGGTCCGCACGATATTGATAACCGCGAGTTCGGTTCTGATGCTAAAACGCGGCGAGAACTAGCTAAAGAAGGTTATGAGATAGACGGTGAGAATTATTCCCTCACGTTCAAAGTGGTTCCGAAAATTGGCATCGCTGACGGAATTGAGCAAGTCCGCGAAATCCTACCTAAATGCGCATTCGACGAGCAGAAGTGTTCTGATGGAATACTCTCCCTTGAGGGCTACCGGAAAGAGTGGGATGACAAGCGAGGATGCTGGAAAGATAAGCCATATCATGACCAAACATCACACGGCGCTGACGCCTTTCGATATTTCGCAGTGACGAGAGCTAAACGCAAAGTCGTTACATCCGTTCCTGTCTCATTCAGAAGATAAAACAATGGCAAACTATTCATACATCAAGCCTGAATATCTCGAGGCGAAGCAGTCATGGGATTTGGTTAAGGATTGCGTGACAGGCAGCAGGGCGGTGAAGGCCAGAGAGACAGTTTACCTCCCGATACCTGACCCGACGAACAGTAGTGAAGAAAACAAGGCGCGTTATCGGGCATTACTAAACCGTGCAATGTTCCTCAACGTTACCGGACGAACCCGGCAAGGGTTAATCGGAGCGGTGTTCCGCAAGTCAGCGGAAATCGACTTGCCCACCGATATTGAGTACGTCCAGACCAACGCAAGCGGCGATGGTGTCAGCCTTGAGCAGTTATCAAAATCGGCCATCGGTGAGTGCCTTGATACGGGCCGTGGCGGTTTCTTCGTTGATTACCCGAACACTGATACCGAATCAGGAGTAAGGCCAACCAAGGCGCAATCAGCCGGTAATAACGCGCACATTCATCACTATGCATCAGAGCAGATTATCAACTGGCGCGAGGACGTGATTAACGGCGTTAAGAGATTAACGATGGTCGTCTTTGCTGAGCTATATCACGTTGCTGACAGCGACGAGTTCACCTTTGAAACCAAGATGCAGTATCGCGCATTAACGCTTGAGAATGGCGTTTATCGTCACCGTGTCTGGCGTGAAAGCGAAGATTCGCCGATTCTCGACACAAAACCGACCGACTATAACGGCAAGACATTCGACCATATCCCGTTTTATTTCTACGGCTCAGAGAATAACGATGCCTGCATTGATAAGTCACCGCTTGAGGACTTGGCAGAGGTAAACATTCTCCACTATGGAAACAGTGCCACGGTAGAGGAATCGGGGTTTATCAGCAGCCAACCGACATTGTTCTTCACGACTGATATTTCGCAAGAAGAGTTCGTTAAATGGAACCCTAACGGCGTGCAGATTGGTGCGACGAGTGGTTACAGTCTTGGCAAAACTGGTACGGTCACAATGGTACAAGCCAGCGAAGGTAACTTGTCACGCACATTGATGCAGGACAAAGAAAACCAGATGCTGATGATTGGTGCTCGTATCGTGCAGCAGTCAGGCCAGAACGAGACGGCCGAAGCAGCGAGGATTCGCTACAGCAGCGACAACAGTGTGTTAGGTACGATTGCTGGCAACGTATCTGAGGCGATTAAATCTGCGTTATTCGACGTACAGCTTTATATGTCTGGCACTCCAACACCTGACGTCATTGTGTTCTGGCTAAATCAAGAATTCTTTGATGAGGCTATGGATGCGCAGATGATTCTTGCGCAAGTCCAACTCTGGCAGCAAGGCATTATTGCTAAATCTGATATTCGTACCAACTTGCGTCAGGCTGCAATTATTGACGCCGACCGGACGGATGATGATATCGACGAAGAGCGAGAAGCAGAGCCGCCAGTATCAGGCGTGACCACTGGCACAACCGAAGAGGATGAATAACCATGAGTGCAGACGGTCATCTTACTGATAGCGCCGTCCGGCATCAGGTTTATGTGCAGCGATTCGGTTCAGGACTAACCACCAAGGCGGTTAAGTTTGTGCGCAGGGCCATTAACCGCGCCAAAAAGACCGTACAAGGTGGATTGAGCCAATACCAGAGCGCGAGATACCAGAGGCAGATAGAAACGCTAAGCAACGATTTGAGAGCTATCTACGGCGATATGGCAGAGCAACAGCGCATTGATTATGGTGATTTCGCGCAATACGAGTTCACCTTCAATACTAAGCTGCTCGACCAGGTGGTTAAGGCCTCGGTAAAACTCGCTGAGCCATCGGTCGAGATGATTGCTGCGGCTGTGCTGAGTGACCCGCTTGAGTTGCTGGTCGGTAAAGGCCGCCAATCAATCAACATTGCTGGCGCTCTGGCACAGTTCGGCACCAAGAAAACGGCTGACATAATCAGCGAAATCGGCCTAGGTGCTGCGATGGGGGAGGATTCACGGCAGATAGTGCGCCGCTTAACCTCGCTAGGGATATCGCATGAAGAACAGGCGTCATCGTTAGTCAGCACGTTAACCAACCATGTATCGGCATCAGCTCGCAATCATACATTCAGCGAGAATGACGACATATTGGAAGGCAAGCAGGATATCGCCACGCTTGACGGACGCACAACTGCATTCTGTCGCTCTATTGACCATCGAATCATTCGGCTAGACGGACCCTCGCCTCCGTATCACTGGCGCTGTCGAACGACTCAGGTCCCCGTACTCAAAGCAGAATATCGCCGAGAGATACCTGGCTCCGTTCGTCCGGCAGTCGGTCCAGATGGTGCGCAGCAGGTTAGCAGTAAAACAAACTACGGAGATTGGCTAACTCGTCAGCCCGTTACCTTCCAGCGTGAAGTATTAGGCCACAAGCGATACCAGTTATTCAGCAAAGGTGATTTAACGCTGGATAGGTTCGTAGACGGCGAAACAGGCAAGCAATACACCCTAGACCAACTCAAAGAATTAGAGCCGCACGCTTTCGAGCGTGCAGGCCTGAATTAATCCATATCAATCACTGGCAGGGCCAGTAACCATTCATTCAGGAGAATGTAATGCTCAAATATCAGATTACCTCTGAGGAATTCGCACAACTCGAAGAAAGCCAGCAAGGTTTCTACACGCAGAGCGGCGATGTTTATCAATTGGCAGTTGAAGGAATTCCACAGCCTGACGTAGACGGCCTTAAGCGCCAGCGTGACGAACTACTAGCCGAGAAGAAGGCTGAACAGGAAAAGCGTCGCAAGGCAGAGGAAGAAATTCAGCGAGCCGAAAAAGAGCGACTTGCAGCAGAGGGTAATTACAAGCAGTTATTCGAATCAAGCCAAGCTGATAGTGCAAGTTGGCAGCAAAAACATGAAGAGCTTCTGCGTCAAATTGAACAAAACAGTATCAACCAGACAGCAATTAAGTTAGCCACTGACATTGCCGACGGACCTAATGCAGAGATTCTCTCAGAGTTCGTTACACGCCGCTTAAAGCTAGTTGATGGGCAAGTTCGGGTTACTGATGCAAGTGGAAACTTGACAGTCAGCTCAGTTGAGCAGCTCAAAGAAGAGTTTAAAAACGATCCTCGTTGGGCCTCTTTGGTCACAGGATCGAAAGCAAACGGCGGCGGGGCCGCACCTTTACGTGGGAGTCCTACGAAAGAACCAAAACAAATGACCGCCGAAGAGCGAGCAGAGTTCGCACAGCGTGACCCGCAAGGTTATCAGCGAGCTTTAGCCTCTGGGCAATTTAGCAAATATTAAGGAATAAAATCTTATGGCCCAAGTTTCACTTTTAGAAGTATTCAACCGCCCTGTCGTACAGTCATATATTGACGTTGACCCGCTCGTGCCATCGCCATTTGTCCAGTCAGGCGCTTTCGTTGCTGACTCACGACTAAGCACATTGCTGTCTGGCGGTTCACCGACCTTTGTTGTGCCGTATATCGGCGGCATCGACGCAGGTCTTGAGCCAAACTACGGTAACACCATCTACACCGATATTGCGATGCCTCGTGATATTCAAGGTGGTTCAATGCAAGGCCGTGTTGCCTACCTTAACGAAGCGTTTCGTGAGGCTTCATTGCAGCGCTACCTTACCCAAGTGAATGCCCTTGAGCTGATTGGCGGTAAGTTAAATCAACTGTGGTTGAATTCTGCCGAGAACCGCGCACGCGCAACTCTTGCTGGTCTGCGTAACTACGACCAAGCGAACGGTAAGAAGCTGACTACTGATATCAGTGCGGCCACTGCTACAGCGGCAACAGGCTTCTCATTCGACGCTTTCGTTGATGTTGAGGCAACCATGCGCCCAGCTAACCGTGGTAATGGCGTAATGGTCGTTCACCCCCAAGTTGCTGCGAAGATTCGCAAGAATAACCAAGCGGAACTTCTGCAAACTCAGGCCAATATTCCGCCAGTAACCGTGTATAACGGTCGCGCGCTGGTTGAGTCTGAACTGGGTACCAAAATTGGCACAGGTGCTAACGCTAAATACGTTTCACTCCTGGCTGGCGCTGGCGCATTTAGCTACGCACAGGCTGCGGGTAACGACGACCTAGAAGTAGATCGCACCGCATCAACATCAAACGGTGCTGGTGACCGCGCGCTATGGACTCGCCGCAACATGGTAATCCATCCGCAAGGTTTCAGCTTCATCGCTGCTGAAAACACCTTAACCGGTGGTACCGAGCGCCAAGCGCTGTCTGCATCGTGGGGCGACCTGCAAAAAGCAGCCAACTGGGAATTAACTCTCGATCCGCTTGATACCGGATTCCGCTTCCTGATTAGCAACCTGTAAGGAGGTCTGCAATGTCTACACCAAAGAATCTGGTAACTCCAGACTACAAATACACTTACCCAAGTGAACGCGCTTACGCCGACGAATCAACATCAAAGCTAGGTGCTGAAACTATCTATGATGAAACCAAGTCAGGCGCTGATTATGGCATCACTGACCCTGCGGTCACCGTTAAGGTTACTGCGGGCGGTGCTGCTAATGGTTCATCAGATAGCGGTGCCACAGGCGGTTAATCTATCTTAGCCCCAGCAATGGGGCTGTATTGGAGCTAGCATGGCACAGTACATAACAGTAACCGAAGTGGACACGTTGTTAGGGAGCGAGTGGGCAAGCGACAGCGCAAAGTCGAAAGCAATTCTGATGGCGAATGCTTGGTTATCGGCGCTGAGCCTTCAGGGAATTAACCTTGAAGATGTTCCTGATGAAGTGAAACAGGCTGGCGCGTATGTCGCATCCGTTGCGGCGGCTGGAAACCTGTACACGCAGAAGGAATCAAGCGGTGTTCTGGCGAGTGAATCGGTTAAGGCTGACACGGTAGAGGTGACTGAAACCTACTACACAGGCGGCACGATTAACGCTGATTCATTACTGGACCCTGACTTGCAGCTCGCATTGGCGCTACTCGCTCCTTGGCGCACTAATCCACTCAAGTTTAGGGTGTATCGCTGATGGGAATTCGTGACAAGGTTCAATCGAAGGTGGCTAAAGCCTTCAACCGCAAGCTATCTGACGCGGTTTACCCATTCACTGGTAGCTATGTGACAGAGGGTGATTACGACCCTGTGACAGAGCAATCCAATCAGGTCACTCATACCTATACTGGGCGAGGCGTCTTAGGTCAGTACGACATTAAGCGCATTGATGGCGTCAATATCCTGAGCGGTGACATTAAGCTTACAGCGCTGCAAAACGAGGTAAGCGAACCGCCAAGAGTTGACCATATCATCACGACGACCGACCTTGTTACGCACGCCAGCCAATCATACAAGGTGATTAACGTTGGCAGTGACCCTGCCGAGGCGACTTACTCTGTACAGCTGCGGAGGGCATAGCATGGCGCAAGGTTGGGATTTTGACCCGTCAGCATTTGCTGGAAAGGTCGAGGAGGATGTTGGCAAGCACCTGAGAATCATATCCATGGCGCTGCTTACTGAAATTGTTACCCGGTCACCTGTTGATACTGGAAGATTTAGGGCAAATAACCAAGTAAGTATCGGCTCTCCTGATTATTCTGAATTGGCAGCGGTAGATACCTCTGGTGCTGCAACAATTCAGCAGGGTAGCGCGGTAATCGCTAAAGGTAAGCCATTCTCGGTTATCTATATCCAGAACAACTTACCCTATGCCGAACCACTTGAAAACGGTCACTCAAAGCAAGCGCCTACAGGTGTTTATGCCAATTCCTTCCATGGAGTATCGCAGGCCTACAAATGACACTCACAGAGATACGCAACGCTGTTATTAAACGTATGACGGCACAGGCTGCTATGCCTGCAAGTTCTGTGGCTTACCCAAACGACCCGACTTTCGACCCTACCGGAAAATCAATCTGGGCGCGGCTATCTAACTTGCCTGGTATGGCTGCATCCGTCGAAATTGGTGACGGTCCGGTAACGCACCGCAGCGGAATCATCATCATTCAGCTATTCGTTCCGGTCGGCTCTCGCTCTCTGCTCATTACCGAAACAGCAGACAAGCTGCGGGAATTGTTCGAGTGGAAATCTGAAGGGGCGCTGGATTACTTCGCGGTGTCCTGTGTTGATGCTGGCGAAACGGATGGTTGGTCACAGTTAAATCTTCAAATCCCTTACCGCGCTTTATAGCGCTTAACTTTTATAGGAGGCTCCTGTGAGTTCAGGCGCTAAAGTAACGGTTGCTTACACCCGTGAGAAAACCCCCGGCACAACACCTGCAAGCGCGACATGGGATATTTTCCGTCGCACTTCATTCGGTGTTAAGCCAACGCAAAACATGAACGACAACAACGAAATCGGTGGTACTCGGATGGCTCAGGGGCGAACACCCGGAACAACCGATGTAGGAGGTGACGTTGTATGCAAAACCCGATACGGCCAGCACGATGCATTTTTGGCTTCTTGTTTCGGCGCTGATTGGGTGAACGATACCCTGAATATGGGTAACGACCGTATTACCTTTTCATTGGCAACATTCGCCGCTGATATCGGCGTGGCTTCAATCGCTACTGGCTGTCAGGTTTCCACTTTACAAATCCAAATTCCTAACGATGGTGATGTGCAAACCACAGTCACCTTTGCTGGACTAGGTTGGCAGGATAAGGATGACGGAACGAGTTACTTTGGCGCGCCTACAGATATTGACGGTAAACTTCGATACTCATTCAAAAACGTTACTGCTATTAGCCTAAATGGTGTGACTGGTGGTGATGGTTTCTGTGTCGATACCTTCAACATCCAGTTTGATAACAATATGCAGACGCAGCGTTGTATCGGTTCTGGCTCAGGTTTCGCGGGGGCAAATATCCCGACTACCTTCACGCCATCCGGCCAGATTACTCTGTCATGGTCGAAAAGCGCTTATGAAGCATGGAAGAAAACACTGACCGGCGAGGCTATGCCTTTCAGCTTCACCCTTGAGAACGCAGAAGGCTCTTATACCTTCAACTTCCCATCGGTTCAGGTTGACGGCGACTGGCCTGACGGTGGTAACACCGACATTATCAATGTTCAATTGAATATCACTGGCTCAGATACGCCGCCAACTATCACCCGCAAGGCTGCATCGACTCCGACTCCAGCGCCATCAGGCGAATAACTTAAACCATTTTGCCCGTTTCGCGCTGCATAGCGTCTCGGGCCTTTTTATGCAGAGGCACTATGTTAATCATTAATAAACGTTTAGACGCAGATGAAACCCGCTGGATTGAGCCAATTAAAGGCCTAAAATTAAAGGTCGGGAGTGTTGAGTCTCACGATTACAAGTCACGTCAGGCCATCGTCCGCCGCCATATCGACAGATTGGATGCTGCGCTGAATGTTGGTACCAAGGAGTTCGACCTGTCGGCTATTGGTGATGTTGATTCACTCGACGACTTACTGCTCGATACCTGCTCAAAATACTTACTGTTAGATTGGCAGGGAGTTGGCGAGGTCGTTGATGCTAAAGAGGTTGCCATTGAATACACGCCGGAAAGTGGGCTAGCCCTGCTGAAACAGAAGCCAGAGCTGTACTGGTCAATCCTCAAGGCTGGTTCTGACATCGCTCAAGGCATCAAGGGGCAGCAAGAAGATGCAGTGGGAAAGCCTTAGCCGCGCAAAAATGGCTTGCTCGATATTATGGACCAGAAGCTGAACGCAATAGGTGGAAGGAAGAGAAACTAGGGATTTCACCAGTCGACGAGCCGGAAATTGACGAATTAACCGGCATTATCCTGTCCGCTTATTCAGTTATTAGTCGCGGCAGACAATACGCTGGGATGGACGCAACGCCTTTACCTATTTCACTAACTGATATTGATGCATACCTTCGCAGTAGCCCCTTGCAAATTAATCGGGGTTTATTTGAGTCGGTTATCTTTGCGCTCGATGACTCCCATTTGGCTGACTTGATGAAGCAGGAAGTTATAGACGAAGGCGACGAGGAAGAATAGCCGCTCAACTGCGGATTTCTTGCTTCCCTTTGCACTTAATTAACATTAGGATTGCTCTTGACTTTGCTAATGGGGATAGGGATGTGAGGCAGTTTATTTTTATTATTATCATCTTGGCAGTGGTATTTTTTATTTTCAGTGCAATCGTTGGTTCTTCACCAGAAGAAAAGGAAAAGTCACAGGCGAGAGACGCGATTAGCTTATGCTGGAGCGACCAAGAGAAGAAATCCAATACTCCAGGAGAAGCTAGGTTTATAGCTGGGGCTTGCGAGAAAATGGAAAGCGATTACAAAACAAAATATGGTGTGTCGCCATAGTTCTTCATTAAAAAAATATAACCCGCTCCGGCGGGTTTTTTATTGCCCGGAGAAAAGTAAATGGCAGAACAAACCTCACGCCTAGCCGTCATTATCGATAGCTCCGGTGCACAGAAGAATACCGAAACACTGGCAAGCTCTCTGGCTAAATTGACTCAAGCAGGACAAAAGGCGGCTGATGGTGCTGGCAAGGTAACTAAGGCTACACAAGACGAGTCACAAGCACTATCTCAATTACTTGACCGTATTGATCCGGTTAACGCAGCGCTAAACAAGCTAGACCAACAACAGCAGCAATTAGCTAAGTTTAAAGCAAAAGGTTTCTTGGATACTGACACCTTCGATGCGTACAGCAAAAAGATTGATGACGCTCGTTCACGTCTTGGTCAAATGTCAGAGCAATTAGTTAAAACAGGTCAATCCTCCAAGCAAGCAGCATGGGCGATGAGGATGATCCCCGCACAGATGACCGATATTGTCGTCGGATTATCCAGCGGACAATCACCCTTCACAGTGCTTATGCAACAAGGTGGTCAGCTAAAAGATATGTTCGGCGGAATAGGTCCGGCCATTAGAGGTGTGGGCGGCTATGTTATGGGGCTGGCTAGTCCGTTCACCATAACGGCCGGGACAGTTGCGGCATTAGGTCTGGCGTATTATCAAGGGCAACAAGAACAGGAGGATTTTCAGAAAAGCCTTATCCTAACAGGCAATCAGGTTGGTAAAACAGCAGACCAGCTTTCGGATATTGCTAGGAACGTTAGCCTTGCTACTGGTTCGACTCAAGCCGCTGCGGCTGACGTTCTGAATCAATTGGTATCGGCGGGGAATATTGCGGGTGATTCACTGCAAAAAGTCGCTGGCTCTATCGTTAATATGAGCAGCGTTACGGGGCAGGCAACCACTCAGATGGTATCTGATTTCGAGTCAATCGCTGAAAACCCAGTACAAGCTATTAGCAAGCTAAATGACCAGTACCATTTCCTTACTCTTTCGACATACAACCAGATTAAAGCTTTAGCTGACGAAGGCAATCAGCAGGATGCGGCAAGAGTGGCAACCGATGCTTATGCCAATACAGTCAATGCAAGGGCTAACGATATCGCAAAAAATTTGGGTTCTTTAGAGAGAGCTTGGGCATCTTTGCGTGGGGTAGTTGTTGGTGCTTGGGATGCAATGGAGGGGATTGGTAGGCCTAATACCATTCAAAATAAGCTAAATACAATTAACGCAAGCATTGCTGACGCCCAAAAGAAACAGTCGGAAGGTGGATTGTGGAATAGGTTTTCTGCTAATGCTAGCGGGTATAACCTTCCAGAAATGATTAAGACGCGAGACATCTTGCAATCAATGCTTAATCTTCAAAGCGATCAATCTGGTGCTATCTCAGCAGGAAACCAAGCCCAACAACAAAGCATTAAAACTCAGCAAGAAGCAGACAGGGTTAATCAGCAGTACCTGACGAATGCAGAGAAACGTAATAAAGCCATATCTCAGCAGAGCGACTTTCTAAAAGCAGGGGCCATAACTGCCCAGCAGTACGCGCACAATATCGCTCAAATTAACCAGATGTATAAAGATCCTGCCCAGCCTAAGCAATCACAAGGGAGGGCGTATTCTGAGGATGCTGGAACAAGGTTAATTGACCAGCTCAATCAGCAACATGCGGCTCTTGCGGCTCAAGTTGACACGACTGACAAGCTATCTACTTCCCAGCAAGCATTAGTGAAATGGGAGCAGCAACTCGCTGACATTAAGGGCAAGTCTACACTGACCGCCGACCAGAAATCGCTACTAGCTAATCAGGACAAAATTACAGCGCTATACCAGCAAAATGCGGCGCTTGAAAGGCAGCAACAGCTAGTTAAGCAAACGGCGGCGTTATCAGGTTATCAAAGTAACCTAAACCGCGATATTAGCAGCCGAAACTCCCAATATTCTAACGATGAATCAGTTGCTTCAGGTGCTAGAAGTGCATACCAGCAAGGGATTCTAACGCAGAGAATTACGCTTGAGCAGCAGTTGAACGACAAGATAATCCAGTTGCGCCAGCAAAGAACCTCGGCAACTACTGAGATTGACCGTCAGACCATCGACCAAGAGATTGCTATGCAGCAGTCAGCGAATGACAAAATGCTGGCGGATTATGATTCCCATACTCAGCGCATGACAGCTATGCGTGGCTCATGGTCAAACGGCGCAGAGAAAGCATGGCAAGAATACGCAGACAGTGCGTCTAATGCATCGGGCATGACTCAGACTCTTTTTAGCGATGCCTTCTCAAGCATGGAGGATGCTATCGTTTCCTTCTCAACGTCTGGAAAGCTATCGTTCAAAGGCTTCGCTAATTCTGTAATCAGCGATATTGCGCGAATCGCCGCAAGGATGGCTATATCTGGCCTTGCCAGTAGTGTTATAGGTGGGGTTAGTGGTCTATTCGGTTCTCCATCAACGGCCGTAGCTGGCAATGCAGGAACAGCCCTTACCAATGCTGCAAGCAATATTAAGCTCAACGCCAAGGGTGGCGTTTACGATTCGCCATCCCTCAGCTCTTACAGTAATCAGGTTTACACCTCACCAAAGTTATTTGCCTTTGCTAAAGGCGCTGGCGTTTTTGGCGAAGCGGGGCCGGAGGCAATCATGCCCTTAACTCGTGGCAAGAATGGCTCCCTTGGTGTAAGGGCAATAGGTGCTCAATCCTCTACCGGTGGTGATATTAATCTCGGTGGTATTGTGGTTAATATCGATAGCAGCGGCAAAGCATCAGGCGGTTCAGCTACCGACGGTCAAGGAATTGGTAAGCAAATACAGGCCGCTGTAATTAACACCATCAATGACCAAGCCAATAGGCAGGGTACTCCACTCTGGCGAGCCATTAAGGGGCGGTAATGGACACATTCAGTTATTGCGTTCAAATAGGCGCGAACGGAGCGGTGCCGGTGAAGGTTAATTCAGCTCAGTTCGGCGATGGATACAAACAGGTTAGCGGCGTTGGTATTAATTCAGTCGCCGAAACATGGAACCTGACGAGCAAGGGATTGCTAGCCGATATGCAGAAGGTGAGAGATTTCCTCACCTCACATTGCGTAGCATCCTTCTACTGGAAGAATCCGTGGGGCGAAACCAATATCTATCGAGTTAAAGCGGATTCGATTACGCCTAATTTCGTTACCGGGCAGTATGTAGAACTATCATTCACATTTGAACAGGCCTTTGCGCCTTAGGAGTAGGTATGAATATCGAGCAAGAGATTAAAGGCATTATTGATAATGCTCTGTCTTTAAATAAACAAGAGCAAAAAGACTTTGCTATGAAGGTTCAAGATCAATTTAATGAAATATCAAAACAGATGAATAAGCTAGGACAAATCATTTCAGGTGCCACCTCGGACACACCTAAGCAACCACTTCAAGATGATAGTTCGGAAATGCTACTAGTCGTCAGCGATGATGGATATTCAATCAAGGCTGGTA